ATCTCGGACGCCTCCGGTTACTTCTTGCCGTTGGTCTGCTTTTGAGCCGTTTCCGCCTTCTTCGCGACATCCGGGTAAGCCGCCTTGTCCTCGTCGGACAACTCGACCCCGTGCTCGACCTTCTGCTTCACGGTCAGTCGGTCCTGTATCACCGGCTCCGGTATCTTCGGGTTCGCGACCTCCTGCATGCCGGCACGCTCCGACAGCTCCTTGGTCCAAATGTAGATCGTGCCGTCCTCGTGCTTCAGATACCTTGTCGCCATTTCTTTTCCTCATTCGAAGAACGCGGGCGCGACACGCGCCCGCGTTACCATGCCTCGCTTCAGCTCAGGTCAACGCACGAAACGCGAACGGCCACCACCGCGGCGTCGGCGTCGTTCAACACCAACAGGTCGATGGTGTCGGCCGCCGAGTAGTACTTGCCGTTGCTGTACCCGGTCACCGTGTTGGGCGCGCCTTCGGTCAGTGCCAGCGTATTCACGCCGGAGCCGACGGCGTTGCCGTTCGCGCCATCGATGAACCCGTCCACATCGCTTCCGTCGCCGATGTCGAAGGTCAGCGTGCCGCCCTCGGCGGTCGTCACGTCGTACTGAACCTTGTTCACTTGGGTTTTCGCCGGAATCGCGAACAGTTGCAGAACGTCGTTCTGCAACCGGCTCGTGGCGGAGAAATCCACCGTTTTTTCCAGGACGTAGTGTTTGCCCGCCTTCGTATAGGAAAGCGAGCCGCTACCCCCGCCAGTCAAATCAACAGTCGCCATTTCTTGAAACCTCCAGAATTGAGAATCCGAAAATGACCCAGGGCGCCGTAGCGCCCCGGGTCAGCCCCTTGTACGATCGGGATCAACCCTTGCGGATGTACCAATGCCCCATCGCCTCGGTCTTGACGGTCTTGAAACCGTAGACGTTCAAGCCACGGTAGTGATCGCCGAACACCTTCACGTCGCGCATCGGACCTTCGCTCTTGGTGAGCTGGGTCGCGAACGTCAGCGCCGACTTGTGGCCGAACATCGCGTTGGTGACGGTGTACGCCCCATCGGTCACTTTCGACAACAGGTTGCTGTTGATGAGCGTGAAGCGATCGATCATGCCGAGACGTTCCTTCGACTCGCGCAGGATCGACTTGCTGTCGCCGGTGAGGGAAGAATCCTTCAGCTCGGACTTCTTGATGAGGCCGCAGGCCCAGGGCGGGAGCAGCATCCAGCGATCCTCCTCGGGAACGTTCTGTTCGTCCAGGACCGTACCGCAATCGACGATGTAGTCGATGATGTTGGTCTTGTCGAGCGCAACCGGAGAGCCGGTTGTTCCAAGGTTGATGCTACCGGACTCCACGCCGGCGGCCGTGCCCTTGTTCTTGGCGTGCGCGTCGGCATACACGGAGGCGAACACCGACCGCTCGATGGAGATTTTCATCTGCTTGCCGGCGTCGCCGGTCCAGTCGTCGACGTAGTTGTAGTCCGCCTGACCCTTCGCGACATCGTCGCTGATGAACGCCCAGCGCTTGCCCTTGTCGATCAACAGATCAACCAGACCGGGCTCCGGGGTCTCGTATTCCAGGTCGTCGCCCATCTTGTGATCGCTGATGGTGATCGACGGCGTGGTGCGGATATGAACGGTATCGCCCTGGTTCTTGATCTCGCCTTCGTAATCCGTGTTGGCGATCTCGGTCAGAACCGTTTTCTGATAAAACTTGACGAGAATCTTGGACGACCAGACTTCCGGGATCATGGTGCCGGAATACACCGGGAACTGACTTGCTACAGGATATACAGCAGCCATTGTGAGTTACCTCGTTGCGTGGCCGCCTTTCGTGCGTGCGAACCTACCCGACGATTCGCCCTTCCGATTGCGCGGCAACAATATCTCGATCAATGCGCATGAAGTCCTCGTCACGTCCCCTGTACGCGCCACGCTGGACATCCCGATAGAACTGCTGGATTTCCTGTCGCGTGTACGTTTTCTTGCCGCCGCGCTCGGTCGCCGGCCCACCGCCCCTTCGGGACGGCTCGACCTTCGATTCAAGCGGTTTCTGCCGCGGCTGGGTCTGTTGGGTGACTCCCTGCGCGCCCGTTTCGGCTTTCCACGCATTGAAGAAGTTTGAAACGCGAACGGCGTCGTTCGCGTTGCTCGCCTGGGTCAGCATCGACTGATACGGCTGGCCTGTCAGCGGATCGATATTTGTCAACCACTGGATGAACTTGGGATCGGTGTTGATCTTCTGCCACTCCGGACACAACTCGTTCATGTCGCGGATGAACAGCTTGCGGTTCAACTCGGCGACCTGCGCGGCGGTCATGTTCACCCGACGCGCCGTGGTCTCGTCGTTATCCGGATTCTGGGCTTTCAGGACGCTGAGCTTGCTTTCGATCATCTGATCGATCGGCCCGGCAATATCCTGATACTCGTCGCGGAACTTGCGCACCGTGTCGGGCTCCTGGGCCTGACGCGACGGTTGCGGCTCCTGAGCCTGACGCTGACCGGCCTGCATTTCATTGACGCGACCCATGAGTACGCCGACGCTTTCCCGGCTCTTCGCCAGTTCTTCGCGTAGGTACCTGATCTCGTCATTCATGCGCGGGATTTCCTTGTCCCACTTGCCGCGCAGCACGTCGTACTTGTGCCGCCACTTGTCCGCGTCCGCCGAAGATTCAACCCTCTCCTGCTCGACAACCTGCCCGTCACCGGCACCATGCCGCTCGGCGTCATCGCCGGCTTCGGGCCATGCTTCATCTTGTCCGACCTCGTCGGACTCGTGGTCCGGGGCAGCTTCTTCCTCTTGCTGGCCAGTCTTGCCCTCGCCTTTCAATATCTGATCCGCCCGTTCGGCGGCTTCAAGCACTGCTCGTGGAATACCAGACATTCTTCCTTCCTTTGCGAGTTGCCCAAGGGCAGTGTTCGCGGTTTGCCGAGCCGGGTTCACGGTGTTCGGTCGTTCTTCGCCATACAACGCGGGGAGCCCAACGGGTATTCCCGCACGTCAATCCACTACCTCATCTTCTCCAGCGCCGCATCGGCATTGGCCACCTTGTTAACGATGTCGTTAACGACCTGCCTGCCGCCCTGCGCGCGGAACAACAGAACGGTGTCTTGCGACGTGTCCTGCTGGTGTTGCAATTCGACGCCCTGCTCCTTCACGTACTCCATGAACACGATAAAGTGCTCGTTGCGGCGGAGCACCGACAGGGCGTGCATCAGCCTGCGTTGATCCACTACGACGCCGCGATCGCGGCCAGCGTATCCACGCGCAGCCAGTTGGCGCCGTTGCTGAACGCCAGCGTCGGGTTGCCCGCCGCGCCGTTCGACACATAGATCATGGCGCGCGCGTTCTTGGCCGCATCGGGAACCGTCGCCACGGTGTACGCGGTCTTGAATTGCACCATATTGGTCTGGTGAACGTTGGAAAATTGACCTGACATTTCGGAGCCTCCTACCGTTGATTGAACAGCCGTGCATCCTGGCCGGCGACCGGGTTGCCGGCCGCATCCAGTTTCTCGGGCGCCTCGCCCGGAACCATGCCGGCCTGTTGCGCGAGCATTTGTTGCTGCTGCATGAGCAGCCCCTTCTTGTTCATGGCCTGCTCGGTGGGGATCACCTTGCCGACCGGCAGGTCGAGCGCGCGCGCCGCGCCGCGCAGCAACTCGGCACGGCCCTCCATTCCCATGATCTGAAGGTCGGTCGGGTTGTTCGTGGTTTGCAGGAACTCGTTACGGCGCATCTGCATCTGCTCGCGGATCATCAGGCCGGTCGCGCCCTTGGCCACGATTCTCAGGTCGCCCTTGATGTCCTCGTCCGGGTCATACCGCATGTTGTGGTTGTACATGGCGCGCACCACCGGCTCGATGACGTCGATGTCGATGTTGCCAAGTACGTTCTTGATCCCTCGTGTCGCCGCACCCATGAGCATCGATAGCCCTGACGCGGTGTTGCCGGCGCCACCCACCGACGAATCGCCGTGCGCATAAGCGGGAATCCCCGTGTACTCGTCCGCGCGCCGCTCGAATTCCGCATACACGCGCATCAAGACATCCGCGTTCGAGTCCGGCTGGAAAAAATGAATGGGCGGCTCGGAAATGCCCGCCTTGTGGTTCACGAACTGATAGATGTTCCACGGCTGGATCGATTGCACCTTCTCGCCATCCGGCAACCGCTGCACGTTCACGCCGACCATCGGACCGGACGCCATGCCCATGTTGTTGATGAGCGCGCGCGCCGCGGCGTTGCACGCATCCTGCATGTCGGACATGATTTCCGGCAGCGCATTACCCCACGGCGAGCCGGCGACCTTGTCATACGACGTGCCGTAATACGGCCGCTCCCCGAGGTCGTCGTCGTTGATGACCGCCCGGATGACGTAGCCGCCGATCAACCACGCATCGACGTTGTATTCCGCCACCGGGTCGGGCACCCGCCGCTCGTCCATGCCCCACTCGATCAGGAGCTTGCCGGGCACGGAGCCCCAGAACTGCAAGGCGTCGATCGTGTCGCCCGAGGTCTCGAACGACGTCAGCTTGTTCTCCAGTTGCAGCCGCTCACTCTCCACCACCGTCCAGTCGCGCAGCCCGCCGATGGCATACTGGTCGAGCACCTGGTCGATGGCGTCCTTCGAGTAGCCGTCGACGTCGCGCATCTCAAGCAACGACTGGCGCGACAGCCGGTGAAACTCGATCAGGAAGCCGTCGTTCACGGAAGTGGAGTCGGGCGACATGTAGATGTCGAACGGACTCGGGGCATAAAAATTCAGCGACAGCGCGTCACCTACCTGCGCGGTCCACCCGGCCTGCCCGCGCACCCACTTGAGCACGCGCGTCTTGCGCACCACCGGCCCCTTGATGAAGGCCGCCTTGAACGTGAACAGGTGCTCAAGGAAGTCGTCGAACGCCTGCCGCCAGCCGCCCTCGATCATCTGGTCGTGAATCTTGCGCTCCATCAGGCCGACCTTGCGCCCCACGATCTCGCCGACCTTGCGGTCGACTTCCTCGCGGTAGGTCTGCGCAATGACCTCGACCGTCATCGGGTCCACAGGCTGACCCATCTGCTGCATGAGCTGCACGTCGGCCATCACGGCCTGCTGAATGGTCTGCTCCACATGCTGGGGGAACCCCGACGCGGAGTCCGGAATCGGCGTCGCCTCCAGCGACCACGGCTTGTCGCCGGTGGGCGACATGATGTCGCGCACCCAGCCCTTGCCCGCGCGGCACTTGATCTGGGTCAGCTTCATGTAGATGTCGGTCCCGCCCATCTCGCGAATCCGCGCCAGCTTGGACGGCTCATACTCGCCGTTGCGACGTCGCAAACAGTCCATGAGCTGCGGCTGGATGCGCGCCAGCTTGTGATCGCGCGCCATTTGCCAGCAACGCCGGATATGCGCGGCCAGCGACGATACGACCGGCGCGTTCTGCTGCTCCTGCACCCGCCGCTTCGCCTCGTCGCGTTGCGCGCGCATGACCTCGGACAGCGGCACCGCGGTCAGCGTGTTCCCGTAGGCGTGCATCGGCTCCGGAGTGGCCGGCCCTGCGCCAACCGCCCCGTTCACCGGTATCGCCTGCTGCATGCGCTACAAGTGAATCCCGGCCACGTTGGACGCCGTGGCGCCCGCCTGAAGGAACCGGATGCGATGAAACCGCCCACGCAGCCGGTAGAAGTTGCTCGTGCCGGCCGTCGTGGCCACCAGCGTTCCCGGCGCGGTCGATTGCAGGTCGTCGAATGCCACGTCCGGCGACCACGTCGCGCCGTCGTGAGTCACCTGCGCCGTCACAACACCGGCCGTGGCCCTGAAAATGTGCTCGGCGTAGTCCGAACCCAGCACCGGCGACGTGTACACCACGTCGTTGTCGTTCGTGCCGGCCGTGCCTGTAAAGTTGCTCATTGCGTGGAATCCTTCTTGTCGGAGCGCGCGATAATGCGCGGAATCTCATCCCCGGACGCCGGTACCGGCGTTGCGTCACGTACCTCAATGCGCGTGGCCTGTCGACGGCGCCGGCGCGACTCCATGAGCCCGCGCTCCAGCGCCTGCAATCCCTCGTCGAGGTAAGGACGGCCACGCCTGCGCAAATCCGCCAGGTCGATGTCGAAATGCACCGGCAGCTCGTCCGTCGTCTCGAACGAAAAACGCACCGCACCCACCCGTTTCTCGCCGAAACCCACGGCGATGTTCCACCGATTCGCGCGCCGCTTGAGCCGCGCATCGCGCGGCACGGCCGCGAACGGCGACAGCATGCGCGAGATTTCCTCGATGCAGGCGTCCACAAGGGGAGAGTTCCGTATGCTGGCCTTGTCGAACCGGCCCGTGTTGTCCTTCGAGTCGATCATGTCCACCCCGCGGACGACCGCCGCACGGTCTCGCGCCGGGCGTGGTTGTCGTAAACCCCCATGTGGTTCTGTACCGCCGCCAGCAAAAACGAGTCCGCGCCGTGCGAGTGCTCGTCGTGCAACGGCGAATCCTTGAACACCCCGCGTATGGCGTCCCATTCCTTGCGGTAGGACTCCAGATGCACGATGCCCGGCGCACAGCGCCCCTCGTCGAAGTAGCACAGCGACAGAAACTCGCGCGCGAGCTGTATCTGGCTGATGTCCTCTTCGCGACGGCTGGTCTTCTGAATCACTTGCACGATCTCGAAGTCAAGCCCAATGCGCGCCGCCGCCGCGTGCCGCGTCAGCCCGTCGTTGCCCCACTCCCGCCCGGCAATGTCGTGCGGCGCGTAGTGCCGCCCGTAACGGTATCCACACTCGTCCTTCTTCCTGTCGATCTGGTCTTTCCAATACCGCAGACCCTCGCCGGACCCTTCCATGTAGTCGATGAAGTGGTGCTCGCGCCCCACCCGCTGCTTGAACCAGATCGTCGTCGAATCGTTGACACCCAAGTCCCAAAAGGTGTCCACCATCACGGAGGGGTCGTGCGGAATCTTGCCGATGCGCCGCTCGGCGTAAATCTTGTTGAACTGCTGCTTGAAGTACGCGCCCTCCACGGAGGCTTTGAACGCCTCGTCCGGCGTGGAAGGATGCTCGCTGAGCATGTCGTCGCCCAACTTGTCGGCGCGCGCGATGTACCACGCCTTCTGCTCCGGCTCCAACTTAATGCCGTGCCGGTCCTCCAGCACCTTGAAATAATCCATGTACCGCTGCGCGACGACCAGATGGTCGGCATCAAGCCGGTTCTTCTTGTCCTGAAACCACCCAAAGAAGTTGAACCGAAAATCCAGCTTCCCCAACGGCGCCTTCATCTGCAACGCCTTCTGGGCCGACGTGCAGTACTCGTAGAACTTGCCGCTGCGCCCCATCGCCGTGCTCTCGATGCTGACCATCGAGCCAGGGTGCGCGGAATTCAGCGCACCGTTCACAATCTCCTGCGCCTTGTCGGGAAACTTGGCGCACACGTAACCAAACTCGCTGATGTGCAGCAATTGCACCGTCCCGGAACGCGAACTCATCGAAACCGAAATCGAACTGCCGTTGCCAAACACGAACTCCTCGCCGGTGTCCTTGTCCAGCGGGACGTGCCGACGTATCTCCTCCGGCAGGTTCTCGTACGGAAACTTGATCTTCTCGCGAAATATCTTCCGCGCATCCTCCAGTTTGTGCGCGATCACGGCGGCCGTGATCCCGCCATTGAACAGGCAGGTGTCGAGCGCGTAGATGCACCAAAAGGTCGTGATGCCGTGCTGCCGGGACTTCAGATAGATGTTCCAGTACCACAGGGTGCGGTAAACCGCCTCCTGAACCTCGTTGAACCGGAACTTCACCCGCTGCCCCATCTCGTTCTTGATCCAGTACAGGTTGTTCAGCCGCCAGTACTGGTCCGATAACTTGGCAACGCCCTCGTCAAACAGCGCCGTGTCCGGCGCGTCCACGGTGTCAATGCTTGGTGCCGCCATCATCCACAGCCTGGCTCAACTTCGCCTGCTCGCCGGATAGCCCACGCAATGAGGGCGGCCCCATGGTCCTGCCGTCCACCTTGTCCAGAACGCTGCGCAAGGTATCCAGCGTCTTGTCGCCGTAATCCACCTTCGCGGCGCGGACGAACATGCCTTTCTCGACGCCCAGAAGCTCCACGGCCTTGATGATGGCGTTGAAGTTCGATCGGTAACCCACAATGTCGCCATGCTTGTTCACAATGGGCTCGCCGCCGTCCGCCGCCTTGATCGCCTTCTTCAGGGTCCGTACCACCCAATTCGAGTCAATCTCGGACGACACATCCTCCAGGGCGCGACTGGTGGTGGATAGCAGTTCCTTGATGTCGGGCCGGGCAGCCCACGCGCGGGCTTTCGATTCCACAGCCTCCCCGGTCCCATTCAGGACGTTCGCGTACCGCAGGGCTTCCAGCGGGCTGAAACCGAACCGCACAATGGCTTCGACGGCGGCTTTGTCGCCATCGGTAATGAGTGACATTTTTTTGTCGGTGAATTGCTGGGTTATTTATTTGGGGAGGGGGAAGGTACTTTTAACCCCCTACCCGGGGGTCGCGCGTTTTTGGCTCCCCCGGATACCCCCCCCCACTCCCGAAGAAAGCCAATAGAATCAACAACTTACAACGACGATTGCACCGGAGTAATGGGGCCGGCCTTGATGTACGTTGTTGATTTTACTACGGTCTACGCCCACAGATGACGTGATCGGCAGGCGTTATGCGCGCTTCTACCAAATTTAGTATCGCGGATCGCCAGATGCAAGCCGGTGCGCGGCCGCACCGCGCGACGCGGCAAAAAATGCCGCAACACAATAATCGAGAAAATGGGGTATTTCGTTGCCTATGTTACTGTTATTAATATAGTTTTCCGTCTATTTAACATACTGGTGATTATGCGAACGATCCACAGAATCAATGGCTTGCAAACGCCTGCACATTGTCAACCTGACCCCTCTGTAAATCCGTCAATGTTTTGACTTGTTATTCCACACTCTGAGTGCAGGATTTACGTTTTTTCAACTTTCCCTTATATGTCATATACTTAGTTTTGAGGCGCGCTTTTTTGCCTACGCGGTAGTATGTCGAAAAATGGAGACATATATAGGAAAATCCTAGAGTTTTTTGACCAAAATGAAAACCCGGCGCTTTATCAAAGCCCCCACAAAAAAAGTGTAGCGTTGAGAGAGTTTGCGAGTGCTGTCTGTGGCGGCACATGCATGCGTGTACGGGATTGATTGAAGAGGCTTTTTTACCCCTGTGGCGTTGTTGCGTTTTTTTGAGGCATTTTTTTTTGGGGGGGGGTTCTAAATTTGCCGCAACAACGCCACA